AAGCGTCCCATGTCTAACCCTCTATCCTACTGGTTAGAAGAGGACATCTGGCGATACCTCCGCGAGTTCGACGTTCCATATTCCAAGATATACGACATGGGCGAGAAACGAACCGGCTGCATGTTCTGTGCTTTCGGTGCACACCTAGAACAAAGCCCTAACCGCTTCGAGCGGATGCGGACCACCCACCCGAAACAATGGCACTACTGCATGTATAAACTCGGCTTGAAGGACGTGCTGCAATACTGCGGCATCCCGTGGGGTTCCCAGTCGATGTTGGAAGAGGTATAGCGCAACACCATAGTTTTGCGCAGAACAATAATATAGCGAGGTGGTGAGATAAAGTGCAAGAAGTGGCAAGGCTTGTGGAGGAAATCAAGCGGCTGCAATCCGAGTGTGTTAGGCTGAGCGAACTCGTGGATAAAGCTCTGTCTGCACCAGGTCTAGAAGAGGCCGCCGCCCACGACCCAGTAAATTGGGCCGGCCTCTCCTGCGTTGATGTTTTGTTTACGGTGTCTATACACGGGGATGTGATGTGGCAGGTAGAGATTTCAGAAGTTGCTCCTTATTCTGAGGGGTTTTGCCGATTCGTAGAACGGTTCCTACGAGAGCACGGATACAACAACGTGCGTGTGATGACTTCTTGGTAGCGCAGAATCTATATGAGACGCTGAAAATATAACGTGGTAGGGCAGGGCGAGGTGTGGCGAGGCAAGGTAAGGCGAGGCAAGGTTTATGACAACAAACCCTTCGCGGTTGAAGATATGACGAGGCGCGGCCGGGCGAGGCTTGGCATGGCGAGGCGCGGCGCGGCCAGGCAAGGCACGGGAATTAACACGAGAACAAGGGGGATGAAGCATGACGGATTCCAAGGTGCAGAAGGTGAAAATCGCTGACCTGGTGCTTGATTACAGCCTATATCCGCGAACGATGGTCAGTCGCGTGGACGTCAATCGGTATGCCGATGCCCTGCGCGCTGGGCGTTCGCTGCCGCCCATCGTCGTTGACGCTGATGACATGCAGGTGTTGGATGGTTTCCACCGAGTGGAGGCCCACAAAAAACTGAAACTTGAAGAAATCACGGTGGAGTTGCGACACTACGAAAGCAAAGCGGATGCATGGCTGGACGCATCCCTGAGTACGAACGCCCGTCACGGCAGGAGTCTGACCCCTTACGACATTAAGCGCTCAGTGCGCATTGCAGAAGACCTGGGGGTTGAACGGGAAAAAGTGGCGGAAGTTACAAACATGAGCCCGGAGCGCTTCGACCGGGTTGTGTCCGAAGAAGCGAGTTATCAAGGACGGTCTTTGCCGCTCAAACGGGGGCTGGGGTCTTTTCGGGGGCGTGACCTTACCCAGCGCCAAGCAGACCTTAACCGCAAGTGGGGCGGTATGAACGTGTTGTTCTATGTGCGACAGGTCGCGGACTATCTGGAGGCAGGCGGAGAGGTCAATGAAGAAACCAGCAAGGAGTTGGACAGGCTGGCATCTCTATGGGGTGGGTAATCTACGCAGGTTGAGAATACCGGGTGAGCGAGCGCCAACAGACTATTCTAACACCGAAAAAAGTGGGAGGGGTTCGATGCGGCGGATTTACACGTTGAACGAATACCAGAAGGCAGCGGAAAGGACCATGCCCAGCATGATGGACCAGGAAGGGGTGCTCACCAACCTTTCCCTGGGTGTGACCGGGGAGGCCGGAGAGCTGGGCAATATGATCAAGAAAGCAGTTTTTCACGGCCACCTCTTGGACAACGACAAGGTCCTGGAAGAACTGGGGGATATTCTCTGGTACGTTGCCACCATGGCTCAGGCTTTCGACGAAGACCTGTCCACAGTGGCCGAGGGCAACATCGCCAAACTCAAAGAAAGATATCCGGATGGCTTCTCCCAGAAGGCGAGCCGGAACAGGGGCAAAACCCCATTAGTCTTCCGGGAAGAAGATGAGCGCGACAAGCAAAAACTCCGGGAGAACATGCGGGATGAAGACTGCTGGAAGGTCGGGGATGGTGCAGCAGTCCCGCTTTGGCCTTACTGTTGCTTGGATTGCGCCGGGGTGTTCTATATCCCCGACACGCACCATGACCCCCAGCAGTGCCCTATATGCGGGGGTTTCACCATCGCGGATAAGGGGGTCGAATGATGGTGTTGTTGGGGGCGCTGGGACTGGTGGCGGTTGTGACCGTGGCCAGCCTGGGTATTGCATGGGGACTGGTTGCGCTGATTAATCGCCACTAAGGAGGAGGGATGACAGTGGCTGACGTTTACGAAATGCGAGAGAAGGGCCGGGAACTTTTGTTGCAGACACAGGGGAGCGATCACTATCGAGCAGGGGGAGGGGTGCAGCCGTTGGAGCTGATTGCCAGCCGGAGGATGCTCCCCGACTTTGCCATGGGTAACGTGATCAAGTATGCCACTAGACACAAAGTAACCCAATCCCCGGACGACCTCAAAAAAATCGTTGATTATGCTTGTGTCCTTGCCGGGTACTACATCACGGAGGGGGTGAAATGATGCTTTATATTGGGATAGACCCGTCACTGACGGCCACCGGGATTGTCGTGTTGACGGAAGACCAGCCGGGGCATAATGCATTGCTAATAAGCCCCGGAAAGCGCAGGGGAACGCAGCGGCTTGATTATCTGAGAAGAAAAACCATTGCATTTTTGCGGTCTTGCCGTTCTGGGGCCGGTGAGAATTGCGAACCGCCGGTATTTCTTGAAGGGTATTCTTTCGGGAGCCGGGGGCAGGGCGCCATCAGTCTGGGCGAGTGGGGCGGGGTCCTTCGGTTGACCCTGCGAGACTTGCAGTTTCCATTTGTGGACATAGCCCCGGCCCAGGTTAAGAAGTATGTCACAGGCAAAGGTAATTCCAAGAAACCCGAGATTGCAGTGGCGGCTTACAAGAAGTGGGGGTTCGAGTTTTCCGATGATAACCTGACCGATGCTGCTGTGCTTGCCAAGATGTGCGAAGACTTTTCCCGAGAACATCCGGAGGAGATGGACGATCTGGCCCAGTACCAGCGGGCGATTTTGGAGAAGTTGCAGGAATCCGTTTCGTGAGCGAAAGGGGGACGGGCCATGCGCGGGCTAATGGCTTCCTTTGGAGAATTGCAAGACAAAAGCCCTGTTGACCAGTGGGTGTTACAAGAAGTAGATGATAAAAGAAACACGCAGAAAGATGTTGCCAAGGTTTACGCTGAATTTGTGCTGTATGGACGCTTGGAGGACTTCCGGCGGGTCAACGATGCCGTGATTGAGCGCTGGAGCCTTTCGGGGCTGGACAGAATCAAGAGGATGGCATGGGATATGGCGGCAGAACAACGATGAGTCTTTTGGCGGAAAAAGAAGTCAGGGGGTTTCTTGTCGCTTACTGGGGAAAATTGAGAAAGACAAAGGGGGCAACGCAAGATGGCCGAGCACGGATGAGACTCCGCAAGTCCATTTTCCGCTACGTTGAAGCCGAACTTTATGATTACCCGTACACGCTCCGGCAGGTGGCCGAGTTGCGGGATGAACTGGAAGGGGATGTTCCAGTGGCCGGACACAACCCCCTGGGGGTTCGCGTTAACCCCGGCCATCATTCGGACCCAACCCGGCGCCGGGCGGAGGAACTAGTCACGAATCGCCGCTTGCAGCGCATGGTTGAAACGGTGAACGCAATCGAAAAGGTGATTGAGCGCTTACCGGAAGATAAGCAGCGCCTGTTTGAGCTCAAATGGCTGGAGAGAAAAGGGCCCTTGTCCCCCGAGGGAATCGCTAGTCTGCTACATGTAAGCCGACAGACTTATTACAACTGGCGGGAAGAGATTGTCGCAGCGGTGGCCGTGGAATTGGGACTGGTGGACGCCACGGAAATCGGCAAAAGCAGATGATTTGACAAAGAGTGTATTTTTGACGCCCTAAAACGTGGTATTGTGTTACCATAGGAGAACGCCCGGGCGGAGTGTTTTCCCTCCTTTCCGCTCCGCCCTGGCACTCCGGCGCCGCTTCGAGCGGTTTTTTTGATTGGAGGGGACCACGACACACACTGGGAGGGCTTATGAGAATCGAAAAAGTGAGCATAAACGACATCTGCCCCGCTGCATACAACCCGAGAAGAAACTTGCAGCCGGGGGATTCGGATTACGCGAAATTGAAACGGTCCATTCAGGAATTCGATATGGTTGAACCCCTTGTCTGGAACAAGAGGACGGGCAACCTGGTGAGCGGGCACCAACGGTTGAAAATCCTGCGAGAACTGGGATGGGAACAAGTCGAAGTGTCCGTGGTGGATATAGACTCCACGCGGGAGAAGGCCTTGAACGTGGCGCTGAACAAAATCAGCGGCGAGTGGGACGATGCGAAGTTGCAAGACCTTTTCGAGGAACTTGACGCCCTGGATTTTGATTTGGAACTCACCGGGTTTGACGAAGAAGAGCTGCAAGAGCTCATGGGCCGCCTGGAAGAAGAGGGCGAAGTCGAAGAGGACGAAGCCCCGGAGCCCCCGGATGAGGCGATCACCAATCCCGGAGATATATGGATTCTGGGCAGGCACCGGGTTATGTGCGGGGACAGCACCGCACCGCAGGACGTTAAAAGCCTTTTAGGTGACCAGAAGATGATCACCGTGACAGACCCGCCATATGCGGTAGAATACAACCGCACCCAGGCCGAGCGTGGCGGAGATGAAGAAGTCCACGCCCCTTTTCACGAAGGGAGCGTGGCCGATGACTTTTTGACGTTTCTGGGTCACCTGCCGGGGGAGGTGCTGATTATGACCTACCCGGTGGATCGGCACTTCTTCGCGTTGGCCGAAGCCTTTCGCAAAACCCGATGGCAGCTGAGAAAAGAACTTGTCTGGGTGAAAAACCACTTCTCGTTCTGGCCCGGGGCAAAGTACCAGCAGCAGCATGAGCCAATTCTTATCTGCGCCCGGGAGGGGGCCGCTTTGAATAGCAAAGTCCCCTCCAACGAATCCACGGTGCAGAACTTCCCGAAAGAAACAGCGCACAAGGAACACCCAACCCAGAAGCCCGTTGAGCTGTTCGCAAAAATGATTAATCACCATGCTGACAACGGGGGCAAAGTGTACGATCCGTTTTTGGGCTCAGGTACGACCCTTGTCGCTGCGGAACAGTTGGGGGCCGCCTGTTACGGCATGGAAATCAAGCCCCGCTATGTTGATGTGACGGTGGAACGCTGGGAGAACCTGACCGGGGAAACAGCAGAGCTTGAAAAGTAGGTGGTGATGGTGGCAAAGAGAGAAAAGGGGAGGCCCAGCCGGTACAACGAAAAGACCCCGGAACTGGCCAAAGCCTACGCCCGGGACGGCCTGACCATGGAACAGATCGCCCATAATTTGGGCATATCCCGGCCTACGTTGTACGAGTGGCAAAAGAAACACCCAGAGCTGCGCGAAGCTTTGCAAGAAGGCCGGGAAGTGGTGGATATACAGGTCGAAAACGCCCTGCTCAAAAGGGCTCTGGGGTACGAATACGAAGAAATTGAAACCATCGTTAAGAAAGATGACAGGGGAACAACCCCGGCCCGCGTCAAGAAGGTGAAAAAGCACATGGCGCCGGAAATGGCGGCCATGATTTTTTGGCTGAAAAACAGGGTGCCCCAAAAGTGGCGAGACAAGCCGGACGCGGGCAAGGGTGACAAGGCCCGGGCGGCTGTGACTGAACTGGTGGACAGGCTGAAAGAAGAGGAGCAGGGCGATGCAAATTCATAAACCGACAGGAAAACAGAGAAGAAGCATTGCTGAAGCTGAAGCCCGGCTGAACATCTGGCATGGGTCGGTACGGTCCGGCAAAACCGTGGCCAGCGTCATTCGCTGGCTGGATTTCGTGGCCCGCGGCCCAGAAGGCAACCTGCTCATGGTGGGAAAGACCGAGCGCACACTGAAACGAAACGTGCTGGACCTTATAGCCGAAATCGTCGGAGAAGATTCCTTCCGGCTTGTGCAGGGGTCCGGTGAGTGCCATATCTTTGGCCGCCGGATTTACCTGGCCGGGGCGAATGACGAAAGGTCCGAAACGAAAATCCGAGGGCTCACCCTGGCCGGGGCCTACGGTGACGAGCTCAGCACCTGGCCGGAGTCTTTTTTCAACATGCTCCTTTCCCGGCTGTCCGTGGAGGGGGCCCGGTTGTTTGGTTCGACCAACCCGGACAACCCGTTTCACTGGCTCAAGGAAAATTACCTGGACCGCGAAGGCGAACTGGACCTGCGCGCTTTTCATTTCGGCATAGACGACAACCCGGCCCTGAGTCCTGATTTTGTGCAAGCGCTCAAAGCGGAGTATTCGGGGGTTTGGCATCAGAGATTTATCGAGGGCCAGTGGGTGTTGGCAGAAGGGCTGGTTTACAGCATGTTTGACCGACAGGCCCATGTTGTCAAGGAACTGCCAAAAATGAGAGAAACGTGGATCGGCGTGGACTATGGCACGTCAAACCCCACCGCGTTTCTCCTGGTGGGCCTGGGCGTGGACGGGCGCTTGTACGTCATGGATGAGTATTACCACGCGGGCACCGACATGAGCGGCAGCAAAACGGACAGCGAATACAGCCGCGATATGGAAACCTGGCTCGGCGAGCATTTACCACGTTGGATATTCGTAGATCCGAGTGCGAAATCGTTCCGCACCCAACTTTACCGCGATAGAAAACGGTGCCCGGTCTTTGGGAATGTGGCCAAGGCCGATAATGAAGTCCTGGATGGCATCCGCAAAGTGTCTTCTTTGCTGGGAGTCCGGCGGCTTTTGGTGCATGAAAGATGCGTGAACACGATTAAAGAGTTTGGGCTTTACTCCTGGGATGCAAGGGCCCAGGAGAAGGGCCAGGATAAACCGCTGCCGGGCAGTGACCACGCGATGGATGCTTTGCGTTATGTGGTGGGCACTTTGGGGCCCGTGTATGATCGGGTGATGAAGAAAGGCGCAGCATAGGAGGTAGAATATGCCGCTTCCAACAGCAAAACAAGAGTGGCCCCCGGAAGAATGGCGGGGGGTTTTTGATAAATACGCAGAATGGGCAGCCTGGTACAGCTCGGACCCCACCCGACTGGCAAGCGTCTATTCTGGGCTCGTTTACACGCCCACGCCCAGGGGCAGGTTTTGGGCCAAGGAGGTTAAGGAGGAGCGGCAAACCATGCTGCACGTTCCCATCGCTGCGGACATGGCCACGGTGAGCGCAGACTTGCTCTTTGCCGAAGAGCCGGACATCCGCATCTCGGAGGCCCACGAAGAAGACGCGCAAGAGGGCGCCAAGGAGGCCCAAGACAGGCTGGATGAAATTCTTGCCTACAACGAGGCCCACGGCCTGCTGGTGGAAATCGGGGAAACGGCTGCCGCCCTGGGCGGGTGTTTTGCCAAGATAAACTGGGACCGGGAGCGATATGACTTCCCGCTGCTCAGCGTGGCCCAAGCCGATGCGGCCCTGCCCGTGTTCCGGTGGGGGTTTTTGCAGGAAGTCACTTTTTATAAAGTGGTGGCAGAAGAGTCCCGGCATGGCGAGATGTATTATTATCGTCATGTCGAGCACCACGAGCCGGGCTTGATCCAGAATCGGCTTTTCCGGGGTACGCTTCGCAATATTGGCAGAGAAGTCCCCCTGGAGGCTACGGCCTACACCCGGGGCCTGGACCCGGACATCGAAACGGGAATCGACGATCTCCTGGTGCGCTACATCCCCAACAAGAGGCCGAATCGGCTGTGGCGGGGCAGCGCCCTGGGACAGTCCGATTATGGAGGCCTGGAAGGGCTCATGGATTCCCTGGATGAAACGTTCACTTCCTGGATGCGAGATTTGCGCATGGCCAGGGCCCGTATTGTAGTACCCGAGTCCTTCTTAGAGTTTCACGAACAGGAAGGTGAATTCTTTTTCGACCTGGATAAAAGCGTGTTTGTCGGTCTGAATATGGGCCCGGCTTCGGAAGACCAGGATATTACGCCTTCGCAGTTTGCCATTCGTTCCGCTGAGCACCGGGACACGGCCCTGGAACTGCTCGACCGCATCATTGGCTCGGCTGGATATAGCCCGCAAAGTTTTGGTTTGCAAATCGAAGGCCGGGCGGAATCAGGAACGGCCCTGCGCTTGCGCGAAAGGAAGAGCTTGAAGACCAAGCAGAAGAAACAACGTCACATGCAACGGGCACTGGAAGAGCTATGCGAACTGGCCCTGACCGTGGACCGGGAAATCCTGGGCAGCACCGTGGAGCCCTTCCGGCCCCGCATCGGGTTTGGGGACAGTATCCCGGACGACCCAACGGAAACGGCCCAGGCCGTGCAGCGCCTGCACCAGGCCGAAGCAGCATCCGTTGATACCAAGGTGCGCATGCTCCATCCCGAGTGGGGCGAAGAAGAAGTGCAGGCTGAGGTTGAGCGCATCCGGCAGGAAAGCGGCATGGTTGTTGACGACCCAGAAGTGAGGGTTTAACATGGCCATCTCTCCTGCTACGGGTGAAAGGGCGGCCATTCACATCGCCCGGCTTTATGCCAACTCAGAACGCGAGGTTATGCAAATTCTGGCCGCAGAACTGAAAAAGAAAGCGCCTGACCCCGAGATAACCGCCTGGGCGGAGGCCAAGTTACAAAACCTGAACGCCATCCGGCGAGAAATCGAGAAAAAGAGCATTGCCGGTCTGGATCGCGAAGTCCCCAAAGAACTGCAAGAGCGATTAGAAGACATCTACAAGAGGGGCCAGGGCAGCGCGGTGGCCGATTTGCGTGAAGTGCTAGACGAAGACGACATCCCGGTGACCGAAGGATTCACGCGGACCAACCGCCGGACGGTGGAGGCCTTGGCGAATGAAACGGTGGACAAGTTGAACGCTTCACACTTGCGAATTCTCCGCACCGTGGAAGACCAATATCGCAAGGTCGTGGCGGAAACCGTGGATAAGGTGACCACGGGCGTGGCCACGCGGCTGGAAGCGTCCCAGGCGGCGTTGAATCGCTTTGCTAACCGGGGCATTTCCGGGTTTGTCGATTCTGCCGGGCGCAACTGGGACATTACCAGTTATTCAGAAATGGCCATTCGGTCCGCTTCGGGCCGGGCGGCCATTCAGGGCCAGAAAGACAGGATGCAGGAAAACGACCGGGACCTTGTTGTAGTGTCGGATCACGATGAAGAATGCCCGCTTTGCCGCCCCTGGGAAGGCCGGGTGCTGAGCATATCCGGGGAAGACCCCAATTACCCGCCCCTTTTCGAAGCAGAGGAAGAGGGGCTTTTTCATCCCAACTGCCGCCATTCTTTGGGGGCTTATATCCATGGGTTAACAGTAACCCCGGACCCAGAGCCGGACCCATCAGGCTACGAGGACAGACAGCATCAGCGATATCTTGAACGTGGAGTCCGCAAGTGGAAACGCCGGGAAGCGGCGGCCATGACAGATGACGCCCAGGGCCAGGCCCGGGGCAAGGCCAGCGAATGGCAGGACAGATTGAAGGGGTTCACCGAGCAAGAAGGACGGCGCCGGAAATACGAGCGCGAACAAATCACGCGGGCGAGGTGACAACATGCCGAAAAGGCTTTATAAGCGCAAGGCCGGAAAGCGGCAGGGCGTGTATCGAACGCGGAAAGGACACGAACTTGCCTACACGCCCAATGACCCAGTATCACGCCGGAAGGCCAAGAGGTGGGCCGGGGCGATGGACAGGGCCACGGGCGAGAAATAGACGACACAGGCGGGAAAACATCTCGCCTTTTTTGATCGCCTTGGCGTCCCAGGCGTAAAAGTTGGGAGCTCGGAACAAGGCCGAAACCTTGTAAAAAAACGTACCGAAGGGAGCCGGACAATGGACCTTAAAGAGTTGTTGGGCAAAGAACTGTATGAGCAGGTGGAGGAAAAACTGGCGGAACAGGGCGATGTGAAGCTCATTGTAAACGACGGGGACTACATCCCCCGGGAACGCCTGAACGCCAAGAATGAAGAGCTGGAAGCGTTGCAAGAACAACTCAAAAACCGTGACCAGCAGATTGAGCAGTTGAAAGGCGATTCCCAGGCCTCAGATGAGCTGAAACAGCGCATCGAGGAGTTGCAGGGGGAAAACAAGCAGACACAGACCGAGTTGACCCAGAAGCTGGAGCAGCAGCGGAAAGATGCCGCGGTTGATAAGGCCTTGCTCCAAAAGCGGGCCCGCAACCCTAAAGCGGCCAAGGCCCTGCTGGACCTGGAAAAGGTCGAGGTTGGCGAAGGTGAACAGGTGAAGAACCTGGACACGCAAATCGAAAACCTCAAAAAGGAAGAGCCCTACTTGTTCGAGGGTGGCGAGAAGCCTTCCCGTGGTGGCTCCAGTGGATTCAGCGGTGGACAATCAGGCGGCTTGACGCATGAGCAGCTTGAGCAGATGACGGAGAAAGAAATTAACGAGAACTGGGATGCCGTGAAAGGATTACTGGAGCGGCAAGAATAAGGAGTGAGTGAACATGTCTTTGGAAAGATTTATTCCAAAAATCTGGAGCGCAAGGCTCCTGCGGAGTTTGCAGAAGGCGCATGTGCTGGCCGAAGTGGCCAACACCGATTACGAGGGGGAAATATCCAGCTACGGTGACACGGTAAAGATTAACAGCATCGGTCCTGTGTCCGTGCGAGATTACCAGAAAGGCGCTACTCTCACACGGGATGAGCTGGACGATGCCCAGACCATCCTTACCGTGGACCAAGCCAAGTATTTCAACTTTGCCGTGGACGACATCGACCGTGCCCAGGGGCGCCCGGACGTGATGGACGCGGCCATGGAAGAGGCTTCCTATGCCCTGGCCGATGAAGCCGATCAGTTTCTGGCCAAGTTTGCAAAAGAGGCCAGTAACACCGTCAACGAGGGGCAGATGCAGGCCGATGACGTGTACCCCGCCCTGGTGGATGTTAACCAGAAGCTGGACGAAAATAACGTCCCGCGGGGCAACCGCTGGATGGTCGTGAGCCCGTGGTTCATGGGCAAGATGGTGCTGGCCAAAATCTTCGAGCAGCAGGGGTCTTTTGCGGCTGACAACGTGGAAACCGAAGGATATGTGGGGCAGGCCCTGGGGCTTCGTTTCTATATGTCCAACAACTTGGTGGATGACTACGGCGCCGATGACGACACCCTGATGCCCGCCGGGACCCGCCGGGCCATCTCTTTCGTGGAGCAAATCTTGGAGATGGAAGCCTACAGGCCGGAAGACACTTTCGCCGATGCCATGAAAGGCCTTTATGTGTACGGCGGCAAGGTGATCGATCCCAAGAGTCTGGTGACGCTCCGGGCCCGGTTCCAGGCGGAGTAAACCCTTTGACCTGTTTGGAGGTTGATTAATATGTCCGTGGAAGACCTCACTTCCAAGATTACCGAACTGAAATTGAATGAGGGCGTCGAAGTCACTGTGCACGAAGAAGACGCCACTGATGACACGAAGGAATACAAGTTCAAGGCGGAGCATGACCAGTTCGCCATTCTTGTGTTCAACGACAGCGCCAACGAAGACGATGTCGGAATCGAAGTCCATGCAGGCGATTTTTGGCAGAAGGACAACCAGGAGTATGTGCCTTTGCGCGCTACGATTAAGGACAAGGAAGAGGGCGCCATTGGCCCCCTGGAGTCCGCCAAATACCTGGACGAAGATGGCTATATCAAGTTCAAGGCCGTGATGGACCCGGACGACAATTTCGATTCCGACGCTGCCACGGATGACGTGGACGAGTTGGACATCATCATCTTGTCCTGGCCCGCCCACGGCGTGGAGAGGGATTAAGCGGAGTGGAGGGGGCCTCCGGGCTCCCTCCTTTGCTTTATGAGGTGATATGATGGCCTATGCAACGGAAGAACAACTGGCCACATACATGGGCAAGAGCGTGGCAGACTTGCCGGATGACGCCGAACGCCTGCTGGAAAGGGCATCGGAATTCATCGACCGTTATTCCCTGGGTAGAATCAACACGGAGAAAGAGCGCCACGAAAACGCGGCCCAGGAGGCTGCCTGCGCCCAGGTGGAGTGGTGGCTGGTAAACGAAGACGAATATGAAAGATTGCCCCATTACAGCCAATATCAGGTGGGAGACTTCACGGTGCACACTTCGGACGGCAAAGGGCTTCCACGCTTAGCGCCGCGAGCTTTTGCGGCCCTTTTCATCGTGGGGCTCATGCGCCGGGGAGTGAGTACGCGATGATGAAGATTCCCTCCTTTCTCTTGACCCAGGAGGCGGACGTCAAAGAATACGAGGGCCCCGGGAAGTACGGGCCGGAATACGGCGAGGAATACACCGCCTGCTGCGTGGCCCAATTCGGGAACAGGCTGGCACGGGATCAAAACGGGGATGAAGTGGTGGCCAAGGCCACTTTTCTTTTC